GGGAGGATTATTGACGTTGGCAATCATTGCAGTGTTGCCCAGTGCATCAGTAACTGTCACCAATCCGGCGAGGATGGCTTCGGTGGTGATGTTGGTAGTGACGGAACCAAACGAAACGGCAACACTGGCGCTGTCAACAGTAAACCGCGCTGGTACGCGAATCGGCGGAGCAGTGGCGACAATGTTGTTAAAGCTGATCCCTGACAGTGTGACGCTGGTTTGCCCTGCTGGGTTCTGATTGATGGTGGCCATCAGACCATCCTCGCCAAGAACAACGGAGAGGCGCCTGTGACAGAGGAACCGTTGGCATAGAAGTCAAGAACTTCCCATTCCTCAGTGCCTGCACTTACAACGAACGTATCGCCAATGCTGAAGATGTTGGTGGCGTAGTGGAAAGTAATCCCGAAATCGCTTGGCAGCGGCGCGACCAGTGGGCTGTATGGGATGCTGTGGAATACGGGGTTGCTGTTTTGCGTGAAGGCAGGATTAGCGGAAGAAGACCCTACTGGCAGAAAGATAAACGGCTGCTGAATGTTCCAGTTGTTGCCTTGTCCGTTGTCTTGGCGTCCAACAGCCGCATAACCCAAAGAACGCTCGCTTGCGATGGATCCAACGTAGCTAGTCCAATCCGTAGCCCCCCTTAACGCTTGTCCCCTGCTGACTTCCCTTCTCAGAAGCGGACCTATCCCCCAGCTAATAGTCCCCATGTTACCGCTCGTGCTCAAAATAGTATAATGAAACCCAGAAAGGTATCCGTTGTCAAGATTGATCGCGCTCCAAATGTTTTCGGTTGCACTAGCTATGGTAAAACACCTTCTACTTCCGCTTGCGTTAATCACGAACCAACTTACGCCTGGATTGACGCCTGAAGTGTAGCGGGTTAGTTGAGCCGTGCTGTTATTTGACAACCCTCCAGTAATCGCATAGCTGTAAAAAAAGTTATTCTGATTTGTGTTGGTGTCGAAATAGTCGAGATACTGAGTCCCAGTGGGAAGATGCGTAACATTGTTCCACCCCGTTGCAATGTTTAGTGACGCAGGGTGACCGCCTGGTCCGAACTTGAACCAATAGTATGTTTTGCCGTAGGCCTTGGTCGCATCGTAAACAACCTCCAAAATCCTATTCTCGAAGCCGCTGCTTACGAACGAGTCATACCAATCAGTCATCAGTCCCGCGTCGATGAACGCATCACGAAACAGATCGGCCACCTGGCTTAGTGTCCAGGTGGCGGTGGCGGTGTAGGTTTCCTTGGTGCAGGCCATGACGACAGATTCCTAAGTGGCAATGATAAGAGACAATGGGAAATGGAAAGACCTAGCCTTCGCCATTGCCAGCAACAATCAACTGAGTGGAGCTATTTTCAAGCGTTGTAAGCACGTCGCTAGTAAAGGCTTTCATCATCAGTTCCTGGAGTAGGTGCGCTGCACAGTTGCAATGCCGCTCACCCAGTAATAGCGTTCTCCACTTGCATTGGTTAGGCTCACGTCGTAACCATAGCGTCCAGATTCCAGGCCGGAAGTGGTAGTAGCTGCCATTACCATGTCAAACAAGCCATTCGCCGCATCTGTTGCAGTGCAACTAAACGTTGCCACTTGCGTGCCGCTAATCTCTTGTGCCAAGTCAGCATCAATGGTATAGCCGCTCAAGTTGACGGGAGTGGCAACATAGAACGTGCCGCTGCCGGCATCATCAACGACGATAGAAGTCCCGGAAGAAGTGGTGCTCACATAGAACTCATCGTCCGTGAGTCCGCTGCTCATGACGTAGTAAACAGTGTTCGCATCAACGTCGCAAGGCAGGGTTGACGTGCCTGATGGAGCAAACACCACTTTGCCGCTAGCCGTGAGTTTGTGGCATGGTGCAACAAACTTGGGCACGCTCAAGGTGACCACTACACCGGTGACAGTCTTACGCCTTTGCGTCACCCTCAGAGAAGTCTTGTAGGTGGAGTTCTGGAGGATGGTAATGTCGTAAGATGCGGGATAGATCATCGCTTGCCAGGCAGTTCCACCATTCTAAGCATAGCTATGAATGAAGGCGTTATACCACCTCTCGCCACCCCAGAAGGCCCGTAGCATTTTCCGACGAGCTGCATTGAACAGTCAGCGCGATCACATCGCTAACGCCGCTGATGGTTTGCCCGAGGGCAAGCTCGATGCCGCTTTCAGGATCAAACTCAATCGAGCTTCTCGATGCAACCAGTCCAGCGCCAACGATGGTGCCGCCGCTGAATGTTCCGCTGCTCATCACCTCCACATTGCCACGACCATTGCTAGCAGGAAGCCAAGTGCCGCTGATCGTTGGATTCAGCCGCAGCCTCCACTGCGCCACCACGTTGGACGCAGGATTGCCGCCAACACTTGCATCAACTTGCGCGGGAATGATCACATTGTCAGTGCGGCCACTTGCCATGCGAATGGCAGCCACCATCGTCTCGCTTGTAATGGCAGTAAAGCCGTCCACGCCACGTCCTGCCGTGTAGATGGGACCAGTCGGCTGATAGCCACCCTCGCTGGTCACGTTGGAGCAAATCTGCTTCAGTCGAGCCGGAGAGGCAATGGTGGAAGTAGTGGCAATCCTGTAAGACAACGGCAGGATGGCTGAAGTCATGTAGACGGTATCAATGTTATTGGCATGATTGAACTCATGGCAATAGCGCATCTCACCATCAATGACAAACCCTGCTCTTACGCGCCCCACGCCCAACCATTCAAAGTCCACTGCAAGAATGTTGGCCTTGGAGAAGTCAAAGCTAGGGAATGTGTCGATGTTCCATGCACTCTGCGCTACTGCCGTCTCCACTGGAGAGCCAGTCACTGAGCTGCGGATGACCAGCTTAATGTCTTCTCCATCCGCCCTAAGGATGATGCCATTTTCATCATCAAAGTAGCCAAGCTCTTGCACTAGCCCCTGCATAGGCTCATTGCCAACAAAGCTCGTCAGCACCAGCATGGACTTTCCAGGCTGATAAGGAAAGTGCCTGCGAGTGCGCCGCAATGCACTGTCGCCAGATGCAGTAGTTACTGTCAGCTCAAGAGAGCTTTCGTTTGTCAGGTAGTTGGTCGCCCCAGAACCAACTGTCCTTTCGTCCCATTGATCTGTGCGCTTGCTATAGCGCAGCATGGAATCAAATAGTTTGAATGGCTGGCTGAAGCGTTGTCTGCCAAACGCATCAAACATGCCACTGTCAGGGCCTTGCTGAAGCAGTTGTCCGCGATGGTCTGCTTGGATGTGCGTTTCAAACTGCTCTCCACCGCGAACAACTTGTCCCATTTTTTATTCCATGGCGTCAGTCTTCAGTGTAACGTCTCCGCGTCGCAGGAAGCCATACTCCTCTTCCATGTCAATGAAAGCGTTGAGGATGGAAATAGGCAAGTAGCCAGTGGCCATGGCAAACCGAAAGAATCCTTCGCACAATGCGCGTGCATTGTCGTTGGAAATAGTGATGTTCACTTCTTCGTAAGAAGGGCCAAAGTCTGCCTCTTCAGTGGAGAAGCGATGGGAAAAGGAAACAGTGTTGACGAAGGCCATGGAAAAACAAAGGGGCCACCAAACGGTAGCCCCCTGTATGTCCATTGTCAATCAGTTTTTACCTTGGCCGATCCGTAGCTTGCGAGTGCCGCGAGGCTTGCTATTGCGCCTGCTGTTGCCTTGCCTAGTGGTCTTGGGCTTGTGGACGATGATCAGCTTGGTGCTGGAGGTGCCTGCCTTGCTCTTGACTGCCATGGAGGGGCGACGGAAAGGAACAGTTTAAGCCTGTTCCAGCTCACTGATGCGGCTGTCAAGGGCTTCCACCTTCTCGATGGCTTCCTGCAATGCGGCCACTAGCAGCGGCACAAGTTTGGCAGCGTCCATTTGCTGATACTCCTCGCCATCCTTCGGGCCAGTCACAGCCTCTGGCACTACAGCCTGCGTCTCATGCGCCAAGAAGCCGTCCATCGTGCGTCCAGGCTCGGCGATGAAGTTGAAGCGGCATGGCTTCAGCAGCAGCAGTCGATCAACGGCGGCGGAAATAGGCTCAATGTTCTCCTTAAGCCTGTAGTCAGAACTGGTGTTATAGGACGTTGTGGAAGTAGTAACAGAAATGCTGCCCACTTGATTACCACTGCGCCGCATAGAAACCACCGATCCATCGCCGTTCCTGTTGAGGCTTTGCGGGGTGTCTCCACTGGCAGTGGAATGATGCACCATTCCATTGTCCCGAACCGCATGGCCAACAGTGGTGTTACTCAGGCCAGGGGTGAGCGTTGTATCTTGACCGACATAGACCACGCCATTGGTCTTAACGTCTTGCGAGCCAAAGTCAGGATCGACTTTTGTGCCGGCAATGGCTGCGCTGGCATTGATGTCATTGTTGACAATGGTGCCATTAAGGATCATCGTGCTAGTCACCACTCCAGAGCCTGCGCTGGTGATAACAGTGCCGGTTTCGTTGGGGAAGGTGATTGTCTGGTCTGCCGTTGGATCAACCACTGCGAGGGTGGTTTCAAAGCCGTTGTCAGTGGTGCCTTCAAACTTGAGACTGCTTGCGCTGCCAATCAGCAGTTCGCCGGTCATCGTGTCGCCGCTCTTCTGCAGCGCAGAACTATTCACCTCCTCGATGGCGGCCTGCACATTGGTGCTGCTAATCGTCCCGGAAGGAGTGAAGGACGTGCTGACTGCCGACTGCGCACCATAGGTGCTGCTCACGTCAATCTCGCGCCATGCTGTGCCATCCGACAGAAGCAGATCGGGCGGAATCAGGGTGCCAGAGGGCGCAGGAGAGCTGCCGGTGCCAGACGCTGAAACGACAACGTAGTAGCTGGAGTTGGTCGAAGATGCCGCAGGCAGGCCACTGCCGGCAGTGAGGCCGATTGCAGTGCCAGCAGCAGTTGTGCTCTCCACTTGATTAACGGAGGCATCGTAAGTACCAGCAAAGACGATCTCGCCAACAGTTACGCCAATTGGCTGCCAAACGTTTGCGTCCCAGAGGTAGAACGCTTTGTCCAATGGATTGAAGAAGATTTGCCCAACGAAGTCAGCAACAGGCGTGGTTTCTCCAATCTTGGCCGTGGAATAGTCGGCCAGTTTTTCGCCCGTAATGGCATCATTGGCAATCAGTGCGGTGCCGAATGTGCCAGTGCCAATCTTGCTTGCATCGAGCGTGGGCAAGTCCGAAGACGACAGCGCAACTGCGGCAGAGATGTGTCCTTCGTTGTCGAAAGTGAAGCCATTGATGGTTTGCCCTGATACGACATTCACATGGCCAAGAACTCCACTAGCCACGGCCAAGCCTGTACCAGGCTGCACTGCGCCAGGAGAGCCGCTAGTCGCAAGCGGCAAATCAGAAGCGGCAATGGAGCGGAATACAGGAGCGGCATCGTCCCCGGTTTCAGGGCCAGCCCAGAATGTTGTTGCAGCCTGCGGACTTCCACTGACATAGATGACAGCACTAAAGTTGTCAGGGTAAGAGCCGGAAAACACCAGCGGAGTAGAGCCAGAAAAGCTGATTTCAGAAATACCATGGAGACGCTGCCATTCGCTTCCAGTCCATGTGTACTCAAAGCCCGTGCCACTATTGACGTGCTGCTGACCGACAAAGGCTCCGCTCCCCACAGGAGTAGAGGCGGCCACTACCACGGCAGAGTTGTCTTCTAGCTTGTCCGCCGTCACTGCATTATTGCCGAGCTTGGCAGTGATCACTGCCCCGTCAGCAAGCTCTCCAGAGCCCACTGCGCCACTGGCAATGGTAGTGGCAAAGGTGCCGCTTCCCGTGCCGGTAACATCTCCAGTGAGCGTGATGGTTTGATCGCCCGTGTTAGTGCCAGTGCTGGTGCCGCTGAAGCTGCTTCCATCCGTCCAAGCACCGCTTGCTTGAGCCAAGTTACCCAGTCCCAAGGTGGCGCGTTGCGTTGCCGCATCAGCGTCATCCAGGAGCGCCCTTCCTGCTGCTGTGCAAGTTACCTCCTCAACAGTGCCACTACCTGCAGAGCTGCGTCCCAGGAGCCGGTCGGTTGAAACGTTCTGAATGCGGTCGTAGGTGACGCCACTGGGAGTCAACTGAGTGGTCCCAATAGAGCCTGCAGCCACTTGAGCAGCAGCGATCGTGCCACTAGCAATCTGAGCAGCAGTGATGGTGCCGCTGGCGATCTTCGCAGCCGTTACGCTGCCATCGGCATACGCTGCAGTGCCGAGCCCCGAAGCACTAATCTGAGCCGTTGTGATGGTGCCGCTGGCGATCTTTGCCGCAGTGATCGAGCCATCACTGATTCCTGAAGCGCCCAGTACAACCTGCTGGTAGGAACTACCGTTGTAAACCTGAAAATTGCCAGTAGAGCTATTGAAGAAACCGCGCCCTTCAAAGTTGTCACCACTAGGAGCCGTGGTTTGAACTGCAATCGAACTGTCGTTGGCGAGCTTCGCTGCAGTGATAGCATCGTCTGCAATGCCACTTGTTCCAATCTTCGTTGCACTAGCTTGGTCAAGCAAGCCCAGGTTAATGCTGCCGCTTGGCACTAGTGCAATGCCAGCGTTCATCAAGTCGCTAACCGTTACCTTCTTGGTCTGCGACGAAGAAACATCGGCAATGGGGAGGAGATCGCCAGAGGCTACTGCCGCCTGAGGCAATGACGGAAGTTGCGAGATTCTCTGATCAGCCAAAGCGACTCTCCAAGGCGGCTATGTTAAGTCTAATCTTCTTCTAGCGTGAAGATCAGTCTTCTACTTCCTTAAGCAGGAAGTCTAGCGATTGCTCAAGCTCAATGAGCCCATCGTCTTCCTTCAGAATGTAGCCACTTGGTTCGCCCACCAAGAGCTTGATTTCACCAGTGCTTACAAAGTCAATGGTACAAGCGACGATTTCGTTATCTTGCACGGTGATTCCCGCCCTTGTCACCATGGCCGCCACTTCGTAGTAGACACTGTTCACGGCTGGATTCAGGCTGCTGTCCGTAAGGTAGAGCGCAAGATCAAACTCGCTACCAATGTCCAGGCGCTGAATGAGCTGCAGCATTAACAGCGGCATCTCATTGACACCGCTAGTCCTATAGTCAAACAAGCAGTCAATACTGCCACTGCCGCTGATCAGCCCAGCCGAGTATTGCCGTCGAAACTTATCAGCAAGGGTGGTGGTATCAATGGATTCACGATCGGTGTTGAATGTATAGCCACTGACGTTGCCGAGCACGTTGTAAGCAGTATCTTTGACTCGCGCTTCAACCGGCAAAGGGTCGCCTGCAAAGCTCGCTAAGGCCACTTCGTTGGCTCTGACATTATTCACGGCATCTTCAAAGGATGCAAAGAAGCGCAGTCCACCAACAGCATTGACATTGACATAGAGGCTCACTTGATCGTTTACCTGTCCATCAATCCATGTTGAAGCAGGAAAACACAGCAACTTGCGCGGGTCACTGGTGGACAGTTCCAAGCGGTCGCCTGTCAGGAGATTGTCAATGGCATTGTCAAAACTCAAGCGATTCAGGCTGGTATTGACATCATCAGGAGCAATCTGCGCCTCCAAGAAGCCGTAGCCAATGCTCGACCCGCGCCTCAGCCGGATGTTGCCCTTGTGACCAACGAAAACCGTCATACCTTGCTCTATTGAATCACATCGATAAAGTCGCCATCCATGGTGAACTGAATGGAAACAATGCTAAGCTCGCCAGTGCTACTCCCTAGCTGAGCGGAAGTGATGAAAGCATCAAGGCGAATGTCATCTTCTGCCTGATTGCCCACGTTCAAAGTGAGCCGCACCTTTTGATTGTCTGTAATCGCTCCAGTGCGCATGATGTTGCCAAGCAACTGCGTGAACTCGGTGAGTGTTGCGCTTTCACCGCTCTCAAGCCTGTAATACAAAAGCGTGGCGCTACCAGTGGCACCCTTAACGCCAGGCGTGAATGTATTGGCAACGCTACTAATGTCGTTCGTTGACAGCAGCTCAACGCTAGTCTCCAAAGACCAGTCACGGATCTTGGCTACGGGCTTTCCGTTGAATACCAATGATCCAGTGCGCCCAGTATAGAAGCCCATCTCAACGGTTGTTTTTTACTAGCTTAGCCACTTGACCGTGAAACAGTCATGAAATACTGGATGACTGGTCGGAGTGGCTTTCCGGGGTTAACCGTTTTGAAATGGTGCAGTGGGTGAAGTAAATTAGATAGCGACGCGACCGCTAGTGTAGACATTGCCGCCCAGGTAAGTAAATGTTGTTCCGACCGTGACTGTCCCATGGCTGCTGTAG